GCGTTATGAAGTGATACATCATCGTGAATAATACTATTTTGACGATTTTTTGGATCCTGTAAACGTGCTTTTCTAATTACAACAGAATCGCCAAGATCGCGGACGTCAGCATACCGCTGAGAAAACTCTTGGAATGAGAAGCTACGGTGCCGTAAGAGTTGTCTTGCGATGTCTCGGGTTGTGTCAACTTCGATACAGGCTGAGGCCATTTCGAATGGTGACCAATGTTTGTGTTGGATGAGATAGTCAAGTAACTTTGGTGTTGTTTTGGTGTTAGCTTGGTTCGTCGGATTGGAGACACGGGCGCAATAAGCGATGAGGTCTTGGATATTGTCAAGCCCTCCGCTGCAAGTTCGCCAGAGTAGATTCTAAATGAGGGTTGACTATGGGAGATGAGACGTGCATGCATTTTTATACCTTAAATCCTTCGAATTTTTTTACATTATGTTGTGAATAGTCTGCAACAGGTGCTGATTGACCTGCATCAATAATATTTTGAGCTGATTGCTCAACATCATATAGTTTCATTTTAGATCTATCAACACCGATTACAAAACGTTTGTTTGATGATGGGTCATTATATCTATTCTTCAATTGTTTGACCATTATTTGTCCGAGTCCTTCGAGTTCTTCGTTTGAGATGAGGGCGAACATGAGATCAGCTGTAGCAGGTAATCCAAATGATTCTGACGTGTCTTCAAGGTCAACATCCGAGTTTGAATATCCTGATCGAGTTGTTTGAGTCGCTGAGACAATTGGCACGTCGAATTCAACTGCCAGTCCTCGAATTTCTTCAGCAATTGCCTTGATGTAGGAATATGAATTAATGGCACCACCCATTCCTTTCATTCGTGAAGATGCACAAATATTTAGGTAGTCAATAAACACAATATCTGGTTTGAAATTCTTCTTTAATTGAAGTTCTTTCATAAGAGCTCTAAAGTGTCCAACATGAGCAGCACCAGTTGGATATTCTTTCACGACTAATTTACCATTAGTTTTATTAGCGATTTGAGCAACTTTATTTCCAAACATATCTTTTGATAAGTTTGGAAGCTGATCAATAGGTGTATTCATTAAGTTTGCATCAATACGTTCAGCGATGCGTTCTTCTGCCATTTCCATAGTGATATACAGTGCGTTCTTTCCTTGAGAAAGAACAGAACCAGCAACATGACACATAAACAAAGATTTACCTACACCAGTACCAGCTAAAGCAATATTTAGTGTTTTATTTGGTAGACCACCCTTTGTTATTTGATTGAAATAGTCAAGATCAAATGGAATACGTTCTTCCTGACGATGATAGAATTCAAATCGTTCTTGAAAATCGTCAATATAGTCATGACCAATATTAGTATCAAATGCCACAGATAAAGCTTCAGATAAAAGCTCGGGCAAAGCATTCTTAGTTAGTTGCGGATTTTTTCCGTCTAGAATATTTATAGATTTCATGATCGCAAGGTGAATAGCGCGATCTTGACACCATTTTTCAGTATTTTCTATAAGCCAATCAGAATTAATTTCTTCAGCTTTTGATATTTCTTTTATTACATTAACGGCTTCAGTATATTCACCATCAGTAATAGGTTGAGACTCTACTTCAATTGCTAGAGCCTCACCATTTGGAAGTTTGTTATATTTTCCAACAAAAGATATAATTTGATCAAAGACAATTCGATGAATGCCTTCGAAATAATCTTTCTTTAAAAATGGAATAACCTTACGAGTGTAGCTTTCATTATTAATTAAGTTCCTCAGAATTGTTGTTTGCAGATTCGGTTCCATCAGGTAAATCACCAATTTTATAATTGTTGTCGTCTAAAGCTTTTTCAATAACGTGTTTTAGTATATCACCAACATATGTATTAAACTCTGGATCTTTTTCAAGTTCTTTTGCATCAAGTGGTGTTTGTTCAATTTGATATTGAAACTTTAAAGTTGCTTCTTCTTGCTCGTCTAATGGTTCATTAATTAATACTTCACCATATGTAATAACTGTGCCAGTCCATTGACCAGTTGTAATTTTGAATGAATCATGATTAGAGCCTTGTCGAAACGAGACTCTTTCATAATCATATTCACTAATGTTATTATACATCATCTTCACCTTCTAGTACATCATCAAATGCTGCTTCATCGATTTGAGATTTGTACCCAATTGTGTAATGTTCTTTTACAAATTCTTTGAAATTAGTCTTTTCAAATACCGGAGTCCAAAACTCTTCTTCAAGAGTTTGTGCTTCGCGAACTTTACCTGATAAAACTTCACCGGTTGCTGGATCGATTGCTTCATACCAACCATTACTTGGTTTTTGTACAAATCCACCAGCCATAGCAACTTCAAGTAAGCCAGACCATTGTTCTACTCCACCTTCCCAAGATACTGAAATAGGAATTTTAGATTTTTCTTTTACATAACGAGATTTATCAACATTAATCACAAAATCATAACCAGTAATTTCTGTACCTTTTTTGTTTTGACGACGACCAATAATCCAGATGTTATCTGCTGAATAATAGATACCAGTACCACCACCAACAACTGCCTTTGGAAATAAACCAATTTCCATATATGTGTGGTTAACTGCTAACAATGGAATATCTTTCATTGTTAAGTAAGGTGTTGTCATACGGAACAAACCTTTAAGTGCTTTTGCGCGAGACATATCAGCAACCGATTTTTCATTAATAGCATCTTCTAATTCTTTTTTAGATGCAAGGTTACCAATTGAATCAATAACAACAATAACTTTATCGCCACGTTCAATTTCTTCAAGTTGATTAATCAAATCGAATTTAAGTTCTTCAACATTAGTAATTGGTGTATGTAAAACACGATCGGTGGGAACACCAAACGATTCAAAATAAGATTGAGGAGAACCAAATTCAGAATCATAAAATAACATTACAGCATCTTTATATTTTTTCATATATGCACCAGCCATAAGTAGCGCAAAAGAAGTTTTGAAATGTTTTGATGGACCGGCAAGTACTGTAAGTCCTGGTGTTAAACCACCATCAACTGATCCAGATAAGGCAACATTTACCATCGGTACTTCAGTAGGCACCATATCTTTTTCAGTAAAAAATTTTGATTTCGAAAGAACCTCAGTATTTTTTAACTTTGAGTTCTTTTTAAGTTTGTCCATAACTGACATATAATTCACCTTTTATTGTAAATATTAGATCCATTATATCATAAATTGATCTAGTTGTACACTAGGTATTTCAACTTTATATGATTTTGTTTTATTATCTTGGACCATAAATTCTGATTCTATTGTATCTAACTTTCCGTCTAAATAGTCTTTCACTGAGGATGCCATATCTTGTGCTGTAGTAACTGGCACGTTTTGACAAATATGATTTAGATTTTTTAATCCACCTTGCAACTGAAAGTCTTTTGGAAGTTTCATAATTGCTAACGCTTCTCTTATGGTAATATATCGATCTTCATCTGGATGTGCAATTGAAGTTGGCATATGACCAACAAAGGCTCCAATATAATCTTTTGGAATCTCTGTATTTTTTCGCATTATATTACCACCACTTTTTAGCTTTTCATACATACGAGTACATTTAGCGGCTTCTCTTTCGTAACCGTTTTTAGTCATCCATTCGCCGACTTTATCATATGTAATACCAGCAGCTTCAATATAATCAAGAGGATTTGTGGTTTTTTCAATCTTTGAAGCAAATTCTTGGTGTGTAATTCCACCTTCCATTTCTTCTAGAACATACTTATAGAATGGATTTTCTGATGGAATCTTCGTATTGGTAAGCATATTCATTGGATCGTCTTCAGATACAAATGCATTACGAATTGTATCTTCAATTTTTTCATGCTCACGATTTATATATGGGAAATAAGGGATTTCAGTACCCTTCCAGAAAAAATAAAAAGTACGATCTCTTACTTGAGAGAGTCCATGAAGGATTGACTTTGTTTTGTAAATCGAGAAAGTATATCCATGTTTGGTAGCAATTTCTCTAAGACGCTTAACGACAGGTTCTCCCATTTTGCTGGCAAGTCTTGGAGCATTTTCACCCCAGAATACTTGAGGGGATAAAGTACCCAATACGTACTCAGAAGTAATAAACATCCAATCATTTGCAGAGTTGTCAGAAGCAGCTGAAGGGCTGAGGCTACTAAGCCCAGCGCAAGGACAAACAGTATTAACGACATCAACAAAGGGATAAGCAGGGTCACTGCTAGTACCTGAAAGAATGTGGTAAGGAACCTGTCCATTGTAATGTTCGACAAGGTGTTGGTCGTTATTTCCAAATGCTTCATAACTTAAAATATACTCCGGCTTTTTTCCAAAAGCGTTTTCCATTGCAATTGTTTCACCACCAATGAGTGGTACTATACTTGCATACTTCATCCAAAGAAGTCCTCCAAACTATTTTGTTGAGAACTCTCATAGGCTTTCTTATGTTGAATTGTAGTTGCTAATTTTACTTGGCCTTTCCAAGGTCCATTAGGAACTTCCTTTTCGCGAACCTTTACAAAGTCAGGCCAAAGTTCTGCTAATTTTCTTTGTGCTTCATTATGTACTTCAAGTGTACGCCATGTAGAACAACCACCTTCGGCATTTGTTTCAGAACATGTTACCATATATTTAGCACTAATGCGATTTTTAAATCCCTTTGTAAGCAACTGT